GAAGTAGTCGCCGCACATCAGGCGCTCACGCTCGGCCGCTTGCACTTCCTGCGCCACCTCGTTTGCCACTTGCCGCAGGGCGGCCAGCAGGCTGTGGCTGTGCGGCTGGCCCAGCTCGGCCATGATTGCCTTGTATCGCTCATCAGTCATCATCGCGCCCAGTCAATTTGACCGTTGAGGCAAGGGCCGCACGAGGCGGCCCCGGGTTCGCTTACTGGTTCGCCAGGATCAGGCCCGTTTTTTCCGGGTCGAGCACCGTGGCCGCGTAGAGTGTGGTGTTGCGGACAAACACCTTGCCGGTCTGCGCGTTGATCTGCGCAACCATCACCAGCGGCACGCCGTTCTTGGTGTTGGCTGTCATCACCTCGGCGCCCAGGCCAGCCGGGAAGTTCAGGCGGCCATAGTCCAGCGTCACAGCCCCTTGCGCCCAGAAGGCGTTGACCGGCTTGGTCGCGGTGTTCAGGAACGTCAGCGCAGCGCCGGCCGCGGCCTGTGCGGTCACGTTCTGGTACGGGCCGGTGATGACGATCTTCGGGGTGATCGTCAGGTTCGCCGTGCCGCCGCCGCTCAGAACGCGGAAGGTCATCGCCTGGCCGGTATCGCTCTTGTCGATCATGTGCACGGCGTTGACGCCGGCAATGGTGAAGGCGTCGCCGTTCTTGATGTTGGCGATGTTGGCGCCGGCCACCACGAGCACGCCCGAGCGGTTGTCGGTCGGAACGTCGCCGGTCATCGCGGTCACGGTGTGCGACGTGTTGGCGTTGACGGTGGTCGACGTGACGGTGCCGATGGCCGCGAGGTTCGCCACGTTGTCGGTGCGGAACGTGGCGAAGCTGGCGATGTCGGGAACCTTCGAGCGCTCGTATGCGTCCTTGCTGCGGTCGCCCAGGTATGCGCGGTTGCCAAGATCCTTGGCGATGGCCGCATAGTCGAACGGGTTGAGGAACATCTTGCGGTCGGCGGAGTTGATGCCGCGCGACAGCATGAGCGCTTCAGCCGTGGCGCCGTCGTCCCAGGTCAGTGCGCCGGTCTTCTTGACGAAGATCGAAGCACTGGCGGCCACCGCGGCGTAAAGGTTCTTGTCGACTTCGGCGGCCAGGCGCAGCGCTGCGGCGTCGCCCATCTTCTGCATGTGCTGCGGGTCGCGCAGCTCCTTGGCGTCGAGTTCGTAGATCACGTTGTCCGGCGAGCGGAACACCGTCGGAACGAATCGCTCGATCACGTCGGTACGGGTCGAGCCCGACACGTCCAGGCCGGTCACGACGGCGGCGTGATAGTTCTGCTTCTTGTAGAACGTGTCGCCTGCGCGCTGCATGGCCTGGGCGTCGGGGTACGACTTCTCGGCTTCCATGCTGATGACGCAGTTGGCATCGAAGCCTTCCACGAAGTTTTCGAACATCAGTTCGAGGTCTTTGGCGAGTGCGTTGGCCATGATGGATCAATCCTTAAAACGAGTTGGGGGTGTGCTACTGCTTCTCTCAACTCGTCCATCAGGGCTGAACGGGGGCGCCAATCGAACCATCTGCCCTTGTGGCGGGCGATTCCGTGTGAGCCAGGGATCAGGCCGACTTCTTCGCCGTTGCCTGCCGCTTGGCTTCCAGATACTTGCTGTAGTTGCCGGTGCGCTGGGCTTCTTCGCGCAGGCGCTCCAATGCCGGGCCGACGACTGACACGGCAGAGCCGCGCACAGTGCGCTCGGGCAGTGGAGCAACCTTGCGGGGCGTGACCTTCAATTGCGTCTCCAACTTCGCCACAGCGAATGCGAATTTCACGGGGTCGGCGATGGACGCAAGCTCCTTCGCCTTCTTCGGGTTCTTGCCCAGGGCATAGACCAGCTTGGCCGGGTCGTCTGCCCCGTTGAGGATCACGCCTTGCTGCGTGGTGCTGAACGTGTCCTGTGCGATGCCCTCGGCGTCCTCGAAGTCCTTGACCTTGAGCGCCGTCTTGGCCTTGGCGTAGGCGTCCAACTTGGCTTGCCAGGCTGCGCGCCCGGCTTGCTCTGCCTGCTCTGCCTTGGCCTTGGCATCATCGATCTGGCGCTTGGTGGCGTGCCACGCTTCTAGGTCGCGGTCGAACTTCTCTTCGTCGTAGTCGCAGGCGGCCAGCGTTGGTTTCGCGCCCAGGGTCGCCGGCTGGCTGTTCGCTGCGGGCTGGTTCACCCGCGCCTCCAGCTCACGGATGCGCCGGTCCTTCTCGCGGTTTTGCTTGCGCAGATCGCGCACCCAATCGGGCGCCCGGGTCTGTTCTTCCTGCTGCGCGGCTTCTTCGGTGGCGTCGCCGATGGTGATAACCACCTCGTCTTCTTCCGTCACCTCGTCGTCGTCAGGCGTCTCGCCCTCGGCTTGCGTGGTGTCGGCTTCGTCCGTGGTATGGTCTTCCTCGACCGCTGCGCCTGCGTCACCGTCAATGTGCATGTGCGTTTCCTGTCTCGCCGAGAGTGGCCGGCGGTCGCCATACCATGATTATGCATCCTGCGCATAGTTGTGCGCAAATGTGAGGCACAACTATGCAGGAAATGCATCACGCAGGCATGTCGGGCATGGTCGGCGCCGCACTTCCGCCGAACTGAGGCGATGCCGTGGCAGCCGATTGCAGCGCGCCGAACGATGCCAGCGCCTGCCCCTGCACCTCGCCATGCGTCTCAGCGATGGTCTTGTCCGTCTGTGCCTGCTTGAGCGCCGCCGCCGCGATGGTGTCGACCGTCTTGGCCCTGGCCTGCGCTGCCGCTGCGCTGGCCTGCTCTGCTGCGGCTTGCAGGTACTGCGCCTGGGGGTCGGGCTGCTGGTTCTGCGCCGCCGCTTCAAGCTCGGCCTGCTCTTCCTTCGTCGGCTTCACCACCCCCGCCGCGATCATGGCTTTGCGGTAGTGGTCGCGCACCTCGGACAAGCCTTCGCCTTCCATGTTCATCATGGCCGCGCCCACGAGCACCTTGCGGTCTTGCGGGTCGTCCGTGATCTGCGCCATGCCCGTGAGCGCGCGAACCGTGGCGCTGCGCCGGCTGGCGCTGCTCGGGCCGACATCCGCCCACACGTCGAACGTCGCCTCGTCCAGATCGTTCTTGAGTACCTGCTCGCCGGTCTTGGGGTCGATGGCCGGCTGACGTAGCGTGACCGTGTCGATCTCGCCATCGGTGGCGACCATCTTCATCTTGCGCTCGTCCTCGATCAGCACGTCCTTTGCCATGCTCAGCCACACTTCGCCGCAGCGCTTCATGGCCTTCGCCATGTTGCTCATGTAGATAAAAACCTGCATGTCCAGCCGGTTCTGGATCAGCTCCACGGCCTTGCCCGACTGGTTCGGCATGAGTTGCTCGCCGGCCTGCTGGTTGCCGAGAAGGTCATCGAGCGCCTGGCTGGCGATCTGGATCAGGGCGGCCATCGCCGGGGGCACGTTGGGCGCCTTGGTGTAGGCGAGAGGCTGCGCGGTGCCTGCGACCGGGTCGCCGTTGCCGTCGCGAATCTGGTTGAGCAACAGGTACGGGAACCTCTTCACGTTGTCCTGCGCCCACATCGCAGCATGGCCGTTGACTTGCTCGGGCGTCAGGATCGGCTTCTCGGTGTCGAAGCGCGCGGCAATCTCGGTGAGCCACGAAAGCAGGCTGTTCATGAGCCGCTGGGCGTCCTTCGCCAGCCTGACGTGGCCCATGCATCGCTCGATGTTGTCCACGAACCAGCGCTTGCCGTAGACCGGAATCACGGGGATGCACCGGCCAGCGATGAGCCCGCAGTCTTCCTCGACCTGGGCGCCGCTCAGGATGTACTTGTGCACCCGGCGACGCTTGACGCGCTTCTGGCGCACCAGGCGGAACCCGGTCGCCAGCAACTCGTCGAGCTTGTCCTCGTCGTCCTTGAGCTGCTGGCCGGGGACGCGCATTTCTTCGCCGTCCAAGCCACGGAACACATGGATGGTCTCTGGCACTTCCTCGACGCGGTAATACTCGGCGACGTAGACAACCTCGGGCGTCGACCAGTCGAACACATGCTGTTGGATTGCCTTCGGCCAGTCGGTCGGGTTGTGGCCGAACTCAGCCTCGAATGCCTCGGGCGTGTAGCTCGCCAGAACGAAGCAGCGTTTGGCGTCGGCCTTGTCCTGGCGCTTGGCGTCCAGATCGAAGAACACGGACGAGTCGGCGTCGAATATCGGCTCTATGCAAATGCGCTGGCGCTCATTCTCGTCGTCGTCATCGTCCTCATACTCGGCACGAAGGCGCCAGGCACCGAAACCGCCGCCCACCGCTTCCTCGAATGCGTTGTCGTATGCCTCTTGCGCGCCGCTGTCCTGCTCGTCGGCTCGATATAGGCCATCGCAGGTATCGGCGAGTTCCAAATTCGTGCTGCCGTCCTTCGGGATGAAATCGACGGTGATGCGATTATTTCTCCACTCATTTATAATTCTAATTACAGAAAGATGGACCTTATTAAACTCAAACCTTGGTTTGTTTTCAAATTGATCCCCCAGCGGCCCCTCCCATTGGGCACCAGCGATACTATAAAACCTGCGGTCCTCTAGGCACTGCGTTCTTTCGTGAACGAGTGCCGACTGGATTCGGTCAAACTCTTGCAGTGCTTCCTCGTGAATCGCCGCAAGCTTGTCTGATTTGCTGATGTTTGCCATCACTGCCCCCTGCAATTGTCGAAGTGCCACCGCTTCATGGTCCCGCCTGCGCCAACCTTCGCGCAATGCGGGCATGTCGACTGCTTATATGGCTCACGCTTGGTGCCAAGCTTCGCCTCTGCGAGCTTCTGCCGGTGCTCTGCCGTCAGGCGCTTGCCTTTGTGCGCGGCCGAAAGCCTGTCCTTGTGCTCTTCCGTTTGCGGGCCGTGCACGCGGTTTGCGCTGGCTTCTCCGATGTTTCTTCGGTGCTCTTCGGTGAACGGCGGGCGCTTCTTGCCTAACCACACCTCTGACATGCGAAGAGAAAAGTTCCTGCGCAGCCAGCCATAACGCCTGTTCGACGGTCGGCCGCGAGTCATTGCGAGCGCAGCGAAAACGAGTTTCCCGTTGTCCGGGTGCATGCGCATCAGCAACTGGTGCGCCACGAAGTGCTCTTCCGGTGTCAACCGGACGATGTTCTGCGGTTCATCGCCGCCGCCTAGGCATCGTGGCAGAACATGGTGTTTCTCGGTGTACCCGTGAAGCTCACGATACCGAGCCCGGTCGATCAAGGCGACGTAGTGCCTTCTGTAGTCCATAGCCGCACCTTCGCGCGTCTCGCGCATTCGGTGAGCTGCTGGCGGCTCGGGTGGCTCAGCGGACCGGAGTCGGTCGGGTGTGGTGGCGGGCGGGACTCGAACCCGCATCTGCGCCGTCCTGGCAGTCTTTCAGCCAGCTCTGGCGCCGCTGTCCCGGGTCAAGCTACTGCGCCACCACGCGCGCATTATCGCGCACCAATGCGCCTTGCATACTCTGCCATCAACTCTTGTGCCACGGCCTGCACGCCGTATGCCTCTTGCTCTGCGCCTGGGCTGTGCTCGCCGATGTCGTCGCACCAGTGCTGCCAAACGTGCACCGCCTCATGGATCAACAGGCCGGCAATCTCGACGCCATCGCGCCCGGAAACATCGCCGAGGCAAACCACGCTGCACAAGCCTTTCGGGCCGGCAAACGAGTGCACGCATGCATCCTTGCCCGGCCGCAGCCAATCGCGCACCACACCGAGGCGCTTCAGTGCGGCGCGCAGCTCGGGTTCGCTCAGGCACAGCGTCAGGTACGGCCCTGGCGCACCAATACGCCGGTCCAGCCATCGATTCGCCGGCTTCATCGCCGCGCCCAAGCGGATTGCATCGGGATCGGCTCCACGTTGACGACCTTCGGCTTGCCAACCTCGCCATACGCCACGGCGTAGCGCCGCATCATGTAGGCGTAGCGCATGGCGTCGAGCAAGTCGTCCCGGGTCTTGACGATGTGCCCGTTGTCGTCTCGGTGGTAGGACAGTACCTCGTCCAGCAGATCGCGCAGGCCGGCGAACACCTTGAACTTGCCCTT